CGCGTTATCATTCATTGTGATTGTGTAGTCTGGTTGAAAATACGGAAGAATCTGTTCAACAATTTGTAGTGCATCATCAGATTGTTTTGCAAGAATGTAAAGTTCAAAATCAATATTATAAGGAACAGGCATATATTGCGTGTCCAGCTGGTCTGCCCTCTCACCTTTAACTTTTTTAAACTTCTGAACACGATTTAGTTTTCGGCCAGGATCATAAGTAAGACCAGTAATCTCAAAACCAATACGCGGTAGTGTTACCGCAGCTGCTTTACTGAGGTCTGCATCATCATTTAGTCGCACAAGAAATTTCTGCCTTGGACCATAGGCCAAAGGAACCTTCATTGTCTGTTGAATTACACCAGAGTTATCCTTACGAACTAATTGAATATTATTAAAAATTGTTCCGAAACCAACAACGATGTTGCGTATTGTTTCGTGATAAAATTGTTGTCCTAGCATTAGTCTGCGCTCCCTGCATCACCAAATGGATTCGATTCACTGAAGTCCAGTATCGTATCATCCAATGTTTCAAACAACTCATTTTGAGCTGTCTTATCCGTTACTCCATCACCTACTATATAGTCTTCCTGTATAAGATACTCATCACCACCAGTTTCAAGTAGAATACTTCCTGTTTCGTCTTCAATAGTAAACTGGTAATCCGAACTTGCAATTGAGAGAGAATCTTCAATCGCATCAATATCTGTAATACCTGTGTCGAGTGCTTCTGAACCATAATCAAAGTTGATGAAAAGGATCATCATGATCTACAAAGTTAATTTCAAATAATTTTTTAAGTAGTGGATGATAAATTGCGTCACCCTCTAAAGGTCTATCTGCATCAGTCGCATCCGTTTCATTTAGAATATAAAATGTTTCGCCTTCCAGTTTAGATGTTGCTATTGACCCAGATTCTAAAAGAATTGAACCAGATGATGTTGAATCTGTACCATCTTCAATTTGTATTTGTTTTGTCTTTTCTTGAAATCTTACCTTACTAACTACAAAAGTTGCTTCACTTAGATTTTCTAAACCGAACTGAGTTATCACTTCTCGTTCACCCGCATATCCACCATCAGAATTTTCCATATACATTTCTATAGGAGCCTGAGTGTTGAACTTAGACAAAGAATCCTCTCCCAGAACTGTATCTTCTGCAACCAGTGTGCGGTCAAGGTAATACACATCGTGTCCGTGAATCTGAATTGCTTCTGCAATCAAGTTTGCATATAATGATTGTTCAGCTGAAATAACTTGTCCTGTAGTCATTATAATCCTCCTGCATCACCAAATGGATTTGACTCACTAAAGTCCAGAACAGTATCATCTAAGTCATCAAACAACTCGTTCTGAGCAGTTTTATCAGTGACACCATCACCAATTATATATTCTTCCGATATAAGGAAACTACCATTTTCAAGTATTAACCTTTCACCAAACGAAGCTGGGTCTTCGTTAATTTGTGTTTGGTCAAGGGTAATGTCATTTGAAAGTTCAATGTCTGAATTAGTAAGAGATATTGGATCACCAATAATTGATGATCTTTCAAGTGTAAACTGAAAATCAGAATTTGAAATTGATAGATCGTCTGCGATTGCATCAATTTCAGTAATACCTGTACTAAATTCATCAGAAGAATAATCGAACAATCGACAACGCATCTTGTAAACAGGATTAGTATCTAGCTGGTTAAAGGGGTCATCGTGATCTACAAAATTAATCTGAAACAATTTCTTTAGTGTTGGGTGATAAATTGCATCACCCTCAAAGGGCCTGTCAGCATCAGTTGCATCAGTTTCGTTTAGTATATAAGATATTGTGCTGTCAGTTACCGTACCAGATTCTAGTTCAATGGAACCAGATTGCGGTGAATCTGTATCACTCTCAAGTTGTATTTGCTTTGTCTTCTCTTGGAACTTTGTCTTACTTACAACGAAGGTTGCTTCACTTAGATTTTGCAAACCAAATTGCGACATGAGTTCACGTTCTCCAGCAAACCCACCACCAGAGTCTTCCATATACATTTCAATGAGAGCTTGATTGTTAAATTTTGACAAAGAGTCTTCACCAAGAACAGTATCTTCTGCAACAAGTGTACGGTCAAGATAATATACGGAGTGTCCTCTGTGATGAATAGCTTCTGCAACTAAGTCAGCATATAGAGACTGTTCAGATGCAATCGCACTCACACCATTTGTATGGAAGTGTTTATTAACTGCCATAATTATCCTACCATGTAATTTACTGGTAACTCAAACGTGAGTGCGATTTGTTCTTCTAGTTTGTTAATCTCTTCCTGTGCTTGTGAGTAAATTGTTTCACCATTCATGGTAACACCACCGAGCATCGCAACACCACTAAACTTAGACAGGTTCGCACCCCACTGTTGTTTGATTAGTGCAGTTGCATATCTCTTGAGGAAGATGTCATCAAAAATATCTGTATAAGTTGCTGGGTCTAGTTTACGATAACACTCGACAATGATATAGTCTGTTCCAGCAGTAAAGTCGTTCTCCCAATCTGCATCGATGTACAGACGGTTCTGGTGTTGATTAAAACGAATTGGTGTTTCACCCACAAGAATATGTTCTAGAAAATCTAAGTTATCCATGGCCATCTGATATTGAATGACAGACGTAGAAGACAGGTCAAATAAATCATTGAGACGCAACTGGTAGCGCATGTCAAACATGTTACTACCACCGCCCGTGTCTGTAAATGGCCATACCTGTATTACTGATACAACAGCACTTGGCATCGGAATAAAGTTATTACCCTCTAGAAATGATGCAGTGATGGAACTATCTGATGTGTCAGTTGAGGTTGAGGTTGTATTTGCCCTTGCTCTTGTAACTTCTTCTTCGGTAATAAGATGTTTGAGATACATCTTCTCAATACCGTCATAATGATACTGTGCAAAATATTGAAGAGCTTCATCAATACGATCATCTGCTTGATCGTCTGATACGTTGATATCAATGACACCAGAACCTAGTGCCCTAAAACAATAATCTTTGAATGTTGATTTACTTGTAGGTATGGCCATGAAGATATCCTTTTTTATATATTTATAACATTTGGTTTATGTAGGATATTACTTATTGTGAGGTTTTGGCGGTAATGCTTGATAACTGGACAACTTTGGTTTCCATACTGGAAATTTTTGGTCTGCATAAGCATCATGTCTTGTTTCTGGAATACTTTCTTTTGTATAATATTTTCCGTATTTGCCCTCTTTCATAATAAGATCATCAAGTTCTTCTGCACTAAATCCTTCTTTTTTCTTTTTATTATACCATTCCCGACATTTACATTTAGCACACTTTCCACATGGACAGTGAGAAACTAAATTTTGTAGTTCTTTTGGTAACAACTCCCATGTCTGCCACCTACCCATATGTTTAGTTTTATGATTCATCAATGGCCATTCGATAGGAATATCTGTGTAATCTCTAACTATAGAATAATCTACTCTAGAATATGAATTTCCTCTCCTGTAATAATTTTCAACTGGTTCTGAACTTTTAAAATACCAATTTGAGGGACTCCAGTTGTATGTATTATAACCTATGCATATTAAATCTACATTATACGTTTCTGCTAACAAAGCAACATTATACCATTTTGATCTTACAGTTTCTAACATAACATCACCAGCACGATCTTCAATGTCTGAAAAATCAAAATCAAAATCACGAACATTTTCTTTCAACCAATTACAAACAATAGGATACTGTGCTAAATCCTGATCAGATGCATCAAGTGTAAGTATCCTTGATATCACATCATCCGTAGTTTCAGTAAGAAGTTTATACAACATAGCTATACTATCTGAAGATGAGCTAGTTGCTGCGAAAACTTTCATAGTCTCTCCATTCATGCGGTTTGTTTCTATGGTTTGTAAAATGTACAAACTTTATATCTGGATGAAACTCCCCACCCATATATATCCAATCGTTACCTGTCTTTTCTTTATATTTTTCAGTCATACTGTATTGCCAAGTTCTGTTATTTTTAAAATCAATAACTTTATTATTGGCAACCCATCTGGTAAACCATTCATCAGGAAGTGTAATAAGTTCTAGTCTCTCATTCACACTATCTCCTACAAAATATTGTTCCCCATTTACTGGTCCTGTAGTAGTTCCGTTTTCAATGTAGAACTTTTGCCAGTGATGTACATCACTCATAAACTTATCGTAGATGTAACGACACTCCTTCGGATAGTACTTGAAGAAACCACCATTAATTTGATAAAGATTTGAGTCATTTCTCCACCACCCCGGCATCGCAAGAAACTGTCCCGGCTTGATTGGATAATCAAACACCTTCTTATAATCACCCACAAGCAAAATATCAATATCCATCACACAGATAGGTTCATCAGTATCCATCTGCATACCCCACATCTTGTTCCATTGCAAAGTTACGTCTGGATGATATGGTTCACGAATCCAGATAAAGTTATACTCTGGTAACTTTTTCTCTAGGTATGTCTCATACTCTGGGCCATACTTATCACCGATACGAACTGCTACGATATCCATTTATCATACCTCTGTTTTGTTGGAGTCCATCCTCGTAAGTAAGCTCCATCTGCGTGTTTTAAAACATCCAGTAAGTTATTATACGCATTCACCAATTCATCTAGAGTATAATATGCGTGTGACATGTGATAACAAAAGATGTTAGTTGCGTCGAAAAACACAGTTTTTCCTTGAATTTTTTTCAAGAGTTTATCATAATCTGGTGATATCAAGTCCATCAACCAGTATTCAATGTCATAATCATTGTGCATTTTTTGTTCTAATTTTCTCAAATCTTCAAATGCAGGCATATCTCGTTTTGCATTTTTAGATGAAATAGAATCAGGCATTACCATATTGTGAGTGAGCCTTTGACCGTAATAATAAATTTCCTGTAAAGACATGTTCATTTCTACAATCATTTGTTTTATATCCAAATTTTCTTGACAATAATCAAACAACACAACCTCACCGTCAAACTCCAATCTGTCTACAATTAGTGCAGCACGTTGGCCAGCCGTAGTAGAAAATATGACATCAAATTTTTCCGTGGGTAGTTCTCCAACTCTTTCTGTATTCTCTATATAAAATTGTTTCCGTATTCTCGTCATAAATCTACTAAAATAATAATCTTCTATATCTACATTGTCAAGGTCTTTCCAAGATTGAGTTTGATGATCTCTATAGTATGAGAATGATTTTCTTGATCTTTCATCTTTCGTAAAATTTGTGATAGTAGGCATACTTTTCACATCAATCCATGGCGGGGTATAATCATCATGGAAATTGTTGGGAGATCGTTTAACAACATCATACCTCTCAGACATATCTGGAGCTCCAATATCCTTCCACATTGTCAAATTTAAATTCATATGTTGATGGTGAAAATATGCTTTACGGTCTGGTCTTGCCATTATGTGAGCTTTGCAAAACTCACCACTCTCTACAAAATCGTAAAAGTCTGTTATTGATGTTTCTCTTTTCTCTGGACCACCAGATACCATATCAAATACCATACCAACTGATACAATCATAGCATGGGTATGATTACAATTTAAAAGAACATCATGAACTTCACTTCTATAACAAAAACGGACATCGTGTCCAGTACCAGAACCAGTTGCGCCACCAGAAATCATAAATGTAGTAGTTTGTGTTTGTTTCTCTATTCCAAAATCCCACTTTAGTTTGTCTGGATAAACTACCAGAAACAACATATCTTTAAATCTTTTGTATATTTTTTTATTGTGTGTTTCACCCACCCACAGGGTAACAAAATCATCAAAGCTATTCATTGATTTCTCTCAATACATCTTTACCAAACTGTTTGACTAATGACCTCTTCATAAGTTCTTCACGTTCCTTATTGAAACCACCGTGCATAATGAAGTGAAACCTATTCTCGTTTGAACTGTTTAAGGCTTCATGATCTACACCATTGTCAAACCAAAACCCAGTGCAGTTTTCAAAGGGAAGCTCTTCCTTTGTGTCTGTGCGTCTTAGATAACAATTCTCTGGTTGATAGAAGGCAAGATTGATTGCACCAGCAATGTTTCTTGTCCTACCTTCTTTGTCTCTTTTCTCATTTGAATCGTTATGTGCTTCAATTGTTCCATTCGGTTCCAATAACATAAATCGCAAACGTCGATAATTTCTGTGTGGAAAATCTTCCAACCATCTTTTAGTCTCAGGTGCGACCTCTGCAATCTCTGTCCATCCCCAATCAACACTATCCTCAGATAAACCATGGCCATCTGGATTTTTTGTATGATGCCATCCTAGTGATGGGTCAGAACCTTTCTCCACAAAACTGTGTATTGCCGCAGAACACCAACCATCTCCGTCACCGTATCTATGATCTACAAAGAACCCCTCGTCATATACTGCTTGTGCTTCTTGAATGCAAACCTCTGGTATCTCTATGTCCATCTTGAGATACCAAACATCATTATCTCTGCACCAATCTACAATCTGTTTATGACTCATCTACCAATCACCATAAACCGTGTACTTTTGTTTGATAGAAGTTTTGCCCCAGAATACATAACTTCTTTAATCCTTGCTTGGTCAATCAACTCCTCTTCAGAGCCAACACAATTGATATGATCACTATATTGATCATCATCTGAAGACTGTAATACATATATGGGATTTCTTAAAACAGGTTTATTCAATTCTTTAAACTTCCACATTGGATACATATGTTCACATGCACAATTAATTATAGTATCTATATCAAGTTGATGACCTTCATGCCATGATGCGTGTATTCTATCAAACATAACATTTCTAATTGTTATTAGATATTTTTTGTCTTCTTTTAATCTCTTATTAAATTTATAGCTTAGTCGTTTAACATCCTGATCAATTTCATAGTTTTCTACAAACTGTAAAGATTCAAAATTATCATATAAAAGAGGAGCGATATATTGTGCGTACCACCCAGCAAGTATTGCAACTCTTTTCGGTTTAATTTCTAACTTGATTAATTCTTGGATTATCCACAACTTACTTTCTAATTGCGATTGGTTCATAGAATCCAGTACTCTTTTTAACAAGTATGGTTCTGATGATGATAATGCGTTTTTCCAATCGTGAGCTAACTCTGGAGTAAATTTCAAATATTCCACAACGATTTTAACTCCTCAACATCACTAGTTTCTGCGCTATTATTAAATAAACAAATTTTGTGGTCTTCTCTTATTTTCTTTTTCTCCATATCATCAGGAAAAATATTTCCCTTATACCATGAATATATATCTCCCTGTGGAAATCCTTGCAAAAACCCTTCATCTTCTTTCCAAGGATCATACCAATGATGGGCAAAGTAGTTATCCAAGCTTGGGTATGTAAAAAAGATTAACTCTTTATTTAATTTAACATGTTCCCACACTGGCACCATCTGTCCTTTACTCCACAAAATAGTTGATGAGTTTAGGGGTGTTGATTTATACTTTGCATAGTTTTGTTTAACCATGTGAATGTCATTCCACCAGCCACGAACAATCCAAGGTTTGACGTTAGGTAAATCAAAGAAATACTTTAAGTCTTGATGAATGATAACATCAAGGTCGAGGAAAAGAAACTTGGAATTGTCTGGAAAATGTCTATTGTCGCCGGGGGTTTGTCCGTGACTAAACATATGACACTTACGATACGCCCAGAAGAAACCGCGGTCTTCATCATAAAACTCATCTAGTGTAGTTGGAATTGGAATGTGCCAGTCTTTTTCTGGCTTGTCGGTAAAACACCAGAACTTAAATGGAACAGAACAGTTTGCCTCGCACTGTTCTTTTAACTTCTCAACATAGGAGTCATCATACTTATCTCCC